CCTACGGGTGAGAAAGCATTGGCCGTCCAGTTTTGCGAGGTAGCTGGATAAGACAGCGGAGGAATGGAAAATATGCAGGGTAGCGCCCTGTGTCTCGGTTCGATTCCGGGCCCTCCCATTACCCATGTTTTTGTTGCGGTTGTTCATGGGTGTAACTAATAACAATAATTCAAAAAGTCATTGTTCAACTTAGTAAACATTGGGCATCAATGTGTCGTACAAGAACCGCAACAGTGCGGGCCGTCACTACCCGGCGGCCTGTATCTCAGAATGGAGAAACATATGAAACAGACCAAAGCATTCTACAAAGACAAGAAGTGGCAGAGGAAAAGACTCTATATACTCAGGAGAGATGGATATAAGTGCCAGGAATCTAAGAGGTATGGACAGTATTCGGAAGCCACAACGGTACATCACATCTATCCGCTGGAGGATTATCCGGAGATTTCATTTGAGGATTGGAATCTCATAAGTATGTCTGGAGAGCGGCATGACACAATGCATAACCGTGTTACCGGAAAGCTGACAGAAAAGGGGATGTACTGGCAGAACAGGAGACGAAAGGAATTTGAAGAATGGAAGAAAAGAAACGTTACATGTATGGAGCAGAAATAAAATTAGTGATAGGCGAGGAAGAGGATGGATGGGGATGGATAATGAGCCGCATGTGTGATGATTTAATTGAAAGCGTTCAACAATATGTTATGGGGTACTACGATAAGATATTGGGCTATGAAGTCGAACGGATGTTTAATGAGATAACGATAAGAATGCTTTCAGGAAGGGAAGATATTATAAATGATGTTGCGGGAATCGTAGAAGAACAAGTCGGAGCAAAGGGGAAAATATATAAATTGCAAATCAGATCCCCCCTCCCTTCCGAAAATAAAATTTAGTCTTTGGGAATCGGGCTAGGGGACTCTTTCCAATAGCGCGGATCCCTGAAAATATTTTTTCCGGCAGAAAAGAGGTGACAAGAATTGGCGAGAAATATCCCAACAAGGGAAACGATTAAGCGTAGGACGATTGATTACATGAAGGCATTGGGAACGTATAAAACCCAGTATAACCAGGTGATTGAGGTTTACGCAGACATGATGTATCAATATAATTTTTTGAGTAGGCAGTTTGAAGAAGAAGGGTATGAAGTTTCTGTCGAGACGGAAAAAAGTGGGGGCAAAAAGTCACCGATTCTTGCAGGACTGGAAAGCCTGAGGAAAGATATCGGCACATATTCCGACCGGCTGATGCTGAATGCAAAAACATACAATGCGGAAATCGAACAGCCGAAAAAAGAAAAGTCCGCATTTGCCGCATTGCTGGAGAAACAGAAGATGTGATTGAATGGATACATCTAAAATAAAAAGTCCGCATTTCAAGACGGCTGTAAGATATGCGGAGGATATAGTTGGAATAAAGGTACTTGCGAATTCTGACCGCGTACTTGCATGCCGGCGGTTCCTTAGTGATCTGAAACGTGATGACCTTGATTTCAGGGAAGATCAATTTGATTTTGTAATTGACCTGATCGAAGGAACCATACACCATGTGCAGGGCGAGGACGTAACCGGAGTTAGCTTCAAGGGCGCTCCAATGTTACTTACTGACTGGCAAAAATTTGTGGTTGTGAACCTATTCGGATTCTTCCGGAAGGGGACAAATATTAGGCGCTTCAATGAGGCGCTTATTTTTCTGCCCAGGAAGCAAGGAAAGACATCTTTCAGTGCGGCTCTGGCAGAGGCTAAGAGCATACTTGACAGATGTTCCGGAGCTAAGACATACATCGTTGCAAACTCCGTAAAACAGACAATGGAGAGTTTTGGGTTTCTAAATGACAACATGGAAGTACTACGGGATGATGTCAAAAAGCTGCGTATTCGGGATAACAACCAGGAACATTCGATCACGGTTGATTTCGGCGATGGGACTGCTGAAATATATGCAATCGCCAACCAGGAGGACAAACTGGATTCCCTAAACTGCAACTGCCTGATCCTGGATGAGCTGCATTCATGGAAGCGTGCCGGTGCAAAGAAGTATATACTGATGAAAAACGCTATGAAAGCGTACCGCAACAAACTGCTGATTGGAATTTCTACTGCCGGGGATATCCCTGACGGTTTCCTGGCAAACCGCTTGAAGACCTTACATAAAGTCCTGAATGGATCCATTACGGATAAGGCATATGATTCCTATTTTATTTTTATCTGCAAGGCGGATCAAGATGAAGAAGGAAATATATTGAACAGCAAAGGTGAAGTCACTACTCTTGACGATCCAGAAGTCCTACAGATGTGTACGCCCTCTATCGGCGTGACCGTAACACTAGAAGAGTTATTGGATGACGCGGCACAATCAATGAATGAACCACAGCTGCGGTCAGAGTACCTGAATAAAACGCTGAACATATTTACGAATGCTCTAAATGCCTATTTCGATATAGAAGAATTCCGAGCATCTGATCATCAGTATGAATGGACGCTGGAAGAACTGTCACGGCTTCCTATTGTCTGGTATGGCGGCGCAGACTTATCAAAGCTACACGACCTGACGGCGGGTGCATTGTACGGAACTTATAAAGGAGTGGATATCTGCATCACACACGCTTTCTTCCCTCGGTTGGCAGCCGTAAAGAAAGCGGATGAAGACGGAATACCATTATTTGGATGGGAAGAAGATGGATGGTTGACAATGAGTAATACTCCTACGGTATTACCAGATGATATTGTTAACTGGTTCATAGACATGAGACAGATGGGATTTAAAATAAAACTGGTCGGATTCGACAAAAAATTCGGTAGAGAGTTTTTTCTGAAAATGAAAAAGGCAGGATTCCGCATTTTGGATCAGCCACAATATTTTTATGTAAAGTCTGAGGGATTCCGGCATATAGAAGTTGCAACAAAAAATAAGAAGTTTTATTACTTACACTCGGATGCTTTCGAGTATTGCGTACAGAACGTCAGGGCAATTGAGAAGACGGATGATATGATCCAGTATGAGAAGGTTGACGGTGACGGAGGCGTGAACCGTATCGACCTGTTTGACGCAGGTGTATTCAGTTGCTGTCAGATGCTTGCTGATATGGCACTCGGAAACGTAGGAAGTAAATGGCTACACAGACAGCCAGCAAGCAACTAAACGAAAGAAAGGAGGATGAAAGGTGTCTAAGAAAAATAAAAAACGAAACAGTATTCGTTCGGAACCCATCAAGAATAATAGTGACGTTAATATTGTGTACCAGGGGGCAACATTTTCGGATTTTATCCTGCCGTCTGGATACATAAAGTTGTCAGAAAATCCAGAGATACGCGCAGCCTGCCAGAAGATTGCGGATCTTGTATCAGGAATGACAATCCACCTGATGGAAAATCGGGATAATGGAGATGTGCGGATAAAAAATGAGCTGTCCAGGAAGATTGACATTGCGCCTTATTCGTTGATGACAAGAAAATCATGGGTATATAACATTGTTTATTCTATGCTCCTGCCGGGAGATGGGAACGCAGTCGTGTATCCAATAATGAAAAAAGGCATGATCGATGACTTGAAACCATTGAAACCATCTGGGATCAGTTTTATCGAAACAGAAGAATCTTATCAGATAGCATATGGATCACGTACATATAATCCAGATGAAGTCCTGCACTTCATAATTAACCCGGATCCGGAAAGGCCCTGGAAGGGGACAGGATACCGGATACCGCTGAAAGACATTGCGAAGAACCTAAAACAAGCTACAGCAACCAAAAAAGCATTCATGAGCGGTGAGTATATGCCGAACCTGATTGTAAGAGTAGATGCAATGAATGAGGATCTGGCAACAGAAGCGGGAAGGCAGCAGATCAAAGATAAATACCTGGGAGAGGCAAAACCCGGTGAACCGTGGGTAATACCGGCAGAACTTCTGGAAATATCGGAGGTGAGGCCGCTGTCACTAAACGACATTGCAATAAATGAGTCTGTAGAAATAGACAAGAAGACGGTGGCAGCCTTATTGGACGTGCCGCCTTTTATTTTAGGCGTGGGATCCTTTGACAAGGATGAATACAACAATTTTGTAAGAACCCGGATAAAAGCGATTGCAGACTCATTTCAGCAGACTCTGACAAAAGGATTAATCTACAGCCCTAACTGGTATTTCAAATGCAATTCCAAAAGCCTTATGGCTTATGATACAAAGGAACTTGCAGAGATAGGTATGAACCTATATATCCGCGGGATATATACAGGGAATGATGTGCTGAACCTGATAGGAGATTCCCCAAAGGAGGGGCTTGACGAACTCATTATATTGGAAAATTTTATTCCGCAGGAAATGATCGGTGAACAGAAAAAATTGAAAGGTGGTGATGAGGGTGAATAGGGAGAATGAACGGCAGACCAGGACGGCCCTAACGGAATTTAATACCCGCGAAGAAGACACGGGGAGTAAGGTAATTGAAGGTTATTTTGCTGTATTTAACAAAGAAACCGAACTATGGCGCGGGGCATTTGAGGAAATAGCCCCAGAGGCGTTTAATAAAACGTTGAGCAATGACATCAGGGCGCTGGCTAACCATGATACCACTCTGGTATTAGGCCGGAATAAGGCTGGAACGCTTGCATTAAAAGTAGACTCAAGAGGCCTATGGGGAGAAATTACCATTAATGAGAATGATTCGGACGCTATAAACCTATATGAGCGGGTCAAGCGCGGGGACGTGGATCAATGCTCCTTTGGTTTTAACATCCTGAATGAAGAAACCGAATGGAGAGACGATGGGACTGTAAAATGGACGCTTAGAGAGGTAGACCTACACGAAGTGTCTGTATGCACGTTCCCTGCTTATGAGGACACAGGGGTGCAGGCTCGCCATAATCAGGTTGAGCAGTACAGGGAGAAGCAATTAATGCAGTGGAGGCACGATATTTCAAACAGATTAAAAGGAGGATGCAAATAATGGCATTAAAGCAGATTATGTTAGCAAAAAAAATTCAGGACAAGGAAGTAATACTGGAGGGACTCAGGGCAAAGAGTACAGAATTCGAAACCAGAGAAAAAGAGCTTGAAAAGGCAATTAATGAAGCCGCAACAGACGAGGAGCGGCAGACACTGGATGGTGAAGTTGATAAATTTACAGAAGAAAGAGACAGTCACCAGTCAGCGCTTGAAAAAGCAGAGTTAGAGCTTGAAGAACTGAGGGGCGAATTGAATGAACTGAACGCAAAAGCCCCCAAATCCAGAATGGGAGGAGAAAGGAAAAACATGGGAAAAAGAAACGAGGAAGAGCTTGATGAAATCAGGAGCGGGATCAACCGGTTTGTAAAATCCAAAGGGCAGGAAAGGGAAGGGTTTACATCCGTAGAAGGCGGGGCGCTTATCCCAGAGGAACTGCTTGCCCCGCAAATGAAGCCAAAAGATGAAGTTGACCTGAGAAATTATGTAAAAGTGGTTCCGGTGAACAGCTCAAACGGGAAATATCCGGTCATTGCAAAATCCAGCGGAAAGATGAGTACTGTGTCTGAACTGGCACAGAACCCAAAACTTGCAAATCCTACTATCACAGAAATTAATTTCGAGGTAGCAACCAGGCGAGGATATATTCCAATCTCGCAGGAAGTGATTGATGATGCAGACTATGACGTTACAGGGCTGATTCGTGACGAAATTCAGTCGCAGTCCCTGAATACATCCAATGCAGACATTGCGGCTAAGTTAAAAACGGCAACCGCAAAATCTGTTGTAGGTATTGATGGACTAAAAGATCTGGTAAACAAAGGGATTAAGAAAGTCTATCCTGTAAAATTCATCATTTCAGCGTCTCTATACGCTGAGCTTGATAAACTGAAAGATAAGAATGGGAGATATCTGCTGCAGGATTCCATTATCGCGGCAAGTGGTAAAACTCTTCTGGGACGTGAAGTAATAGTCTTGGATGATGATATGATCGGAACCAAAGCAGGTGATCTTGTCGGTTTTGTTGGGGATGCGAAATCTTTCATGGCATTCTTTGACCGCAAGCGTACAAGTGTGGAATGGGTTGATAACCAGATTTACGGTAAACTGTTAGCAGGTATCGTGAGATATGATGTCCAGGTAACTGATACTGAGGCGGGGTGTTATATTACATATACAAACGAGACACCAACAGAGGGGGCATAAAATATGAAATATAAAGTAATCCATAAATTCCGTGACCTCCAGGATAATGACAGGATTTATGAGGTTGGAGAAGAGTATAAAGGGAAAAAGACAAAAGCCCGCCTCTCTGAGTTATCCACGGGAAAAAACAAAATCGGTGTTCCATTAATTGAAAAGGTGGAAGATAAAGAATAAGGGGAAATTATATGGAAAAATCAGTACTCCCATTGTTAAAAGCAAGACTGGGGATCTCTACAGATGTTAGGGATCCTCTTCTTAATGCCATTATATCTGGAATTGGATCTGACTGCGAAAATACCTACGGGATTACGCTGGAAGAGGGCAAACCAGAACATATTCTTTTTGTGCTGGACTGGGCAACATGGAAATACCAGCACCCGGAGGACGGTACAACACCGAGAAGCATACAATTCAGATTAAAAAACCTGATTATTGGGAAAGTGGGTGTATCAAATGAACAGTCTGACGTGGGATGACACAGTGACCCTGATCGGAACTAGTGGATTTGCGGAAGACGAATTGGGGCAGCAAATCCCAGTAACAGAAGAAACGACCGTGTACTGCTCAAAGATGCCAGTATCACGGCAAGAATTTTACCTTGCGGGGCAAAGTGATATACAAGTGTCGGAAATCCTTGTGGTACATCCTTATGAATATAACGGCGAAAAAACAGTCATATTTAATGGGAAAAAGCTACACATTATAAAAACTTATCAACTAAGTATGGATGAGCTTGAACTGACATGCACGGAAAGGTTGGGCGATAAGAGTGGGTAAAAGGATCAAGTCAGAGCATAGGAAAATCAAGGCAGATCAATTGGGAATAGAAATTGCGAAAGCCCTGAAAGAATATGTAGAAGATGTTAAAGTTAATTCGCAGGAAGCGGCGATAGAAGTGGCGAAAGGCACTGTAAAGGATTTGAAGGAAACTAGCCCTGTAGGCCCTGGAAGAAAAGGAATCCATTATTACAAAAATTGGACTTATAAATCATATACGGGTGGTGCAGAAGTATACAACGAAGCCCCGTCTCATCGTTTAACACATCTCTTAGAAAAAGGACATCAGCTAAAGCGCGGAGGGAGAGAAATCGGATATGTCGAGGGAAAAGAGCATATCGCTCCAGCAGAAAAAAGAGCCACTGTGGAATATGAGCAAAAGTTAATAGAGAGGTTAAGGTCATGACTCTTCCAGAATTAAAGAAAAAAATAGACACTCTAGGCATCCCTGTCGCATACCACTGTTTTGCACCTGGTCAGATTCCAGAGCTGCCATATATAGTATACTATTCGGATGATGATGTAGGGTTTTACGCCGATGATATTGTATATTACGAGGAGTGTGCTGTAACCATAGAGGTATATAGCGCGCAAAAGGACTTAGAATTAGAATCAAAAATAAAGAAACTATTAAATGATAATCAGCTCCCGTATGAGTCATACGAGAGCTTTTTAGATTCAGAGAATATGTACTTAAAGGCATATGAAATCAATATTTAGGAGGAAAAAACATGCCAGAAGCAGTAGAAAACAAAGTGGAATTTGGTTTAAGTAATGCCCATTACGCAATTGTAACCGTGGATGAGTCAAACGGAGCATTGACATTCGGGACTCCCGAGAAACTTCCGGGGGCCGTATCACTGACGCTGGATGCGAGTGGTGATCTGATCCGGTTTAAGGCCGATGATGTGGATTATTATACAAACCCAAACAATCAGGGATACGAAGGCACTTTAACGCTGGCACGGGTGCCAGATAAATTTAAGCAGGAAGTTCTCGGAGAAGAAAAAACAGCCGGAGGAGTAATGATCGAAAGCGCAGATGCACAAACAAAGCGGTTTGCGCTCCTGTTTGAATTCCAAGGAGATAAAAAAAGGACGAGACATGTAATGTATTATTGTTCTGCCAATCGTCCATCAGTAGCCAGCACCACAAAAGACAGCGGGGATCCGAATACAACAGATCTGTCGATCGTTGCAAGCCCGAGGCCGGATAATAATGTAGTTAAGGCAAAGACAACTGCCGGGGTAACTACAGCGGTGTACGATGCATGGTACACAAAAGTATACGAGAAATCAAGTGAGGCATCTGTAGAGGGAGCGTAATTAAAACTAGTGGCCAGGGTAATACCTGGCCCTTATTAAATTAAGGAGAAAATATGGAAAAAACAATCTATATAGACGAAAAACCAGTAAGGCTGCGGTCAACTGCGGCACTACCAAAACGATATAAAGCCCAGTTCCGCAGGGATTATTTTGCGGATCTTTTAAAAATTTCTAAGGTTTTCGGGAGTGGCAAGGTAAATTCCGCACTTACAAATGTTAAGTTCAGCGACTTGGATTACCTGGATATGGACGTGTTGTATGACGTTATATGGACTATGGCTAAGTCGGCTGATAAAAGCATTCCAGACCCTATGGAGTGGCTGGACGGATTTGAAACATTTCCGCTACAGGAGATCATGACGGAGGTACAGGAACTTCTCGAAAACTCCATGCCGCAGACTAAAAAAAAATAAATGATGAGGACTCTTCGAGCGGGGAACCGTTCTGCGTGGAGTCCTTTTCTTATGTTTGTAAGCAGGTGGGACTGACACCGGAGGAAATGGATGAAATGACAATAGGGGATTGTCTGGACTTCATTCAAGAGCACATTGAAAGTCAGAAGAAGCAACAGAACGCAAAACCAAAGGCAAGAAGGGCCTGCCAGGACGATTTTGACAATTTCTAGGAGGTGAGCAGATGGCAAATAAAAAGATTAAGGGAATTACAATACGGCTTGGTGCTGATGCAAGTGCATTGGATAAGGCTTTGAAAGATGTAGATAGCGCAGCTGCGAGCATGAATTCAGAGCTAAAATCGGTCAATAAACTTCTCAAATTTGATCCGAAGAATACGACTCTGCTTGCCCAGAAACAGAAATTGCTTTCAGACTCTATTAAGAACACCGAAACTAAGCTAGATGCTCTTAAACAGGCACAGGGCGAAGTCGAGAAGATGTTTAAGAGCGGGGAAATCGGAGAGAAAGAATACAGAGAATTTCAGAGAACACTTGCTGAAACAGAACAGTCATTGCATTCGTATAAAGTGCAGGCTGAAAAGATGGAAACGGAGCAGAAAAAGCTAAAGGAAAGTACAAAGCAGCTCAATACTCTATTCGAGGCAACGGGACGGAGCATAGAAGATTTCCAAGATGTCCTTGGGACTAAGCTGACAAATGCCCTGAGAAATGGCACAGCAAACTCAGACGATCTTACAGTTGCAATTAATAAGATCGGAAAAGCGTCACTTGGAGCCGATACAGACCTGGGGAAAATGAGGACTGCACTAAATCAGATAGATGATTCTGGGATAGATGATGTTCGTAAATCACTCCAAGATCTGAAAACTGATTCGGGGGATGCAGAAGATGCACTGAATGACATTGGAGAAGGCATTGCAGCGGGAAATTTAATGGAGGCCGGAGAGCAAATTGCTGAACTTGGCGATAAGGTCATTGAACTGGGACAGAATGCACTGGAATCATTTCAAAATTTGGAAGAAGCTACGATAAAAGTAAACTCGAGATTTGGTGAGACTGGGGACGCAGCACAAAAAAACTCAGATCTGATAAAAAGTGTATATGAGAGCGGACTGGGCGATTCCCTGGACTCTGTTGCAAATGCCGTAATATTGGTTAAAGACAATATAAAAGACCTCAATGACTCAGATTTAGAAAATATCATATCACAGGGACTTATTTTAGAGGATACCTATGGGATTGATATGTCAGAAAGCATGCGAGGCGTTAATGGGCTTATGCAGCATTTCGGTTTAAGCGCAACTGACGCAATGGATATGCTGGTGGCTGGCACGCAGGGCGGTCTTGACAAGACAAATGAGCTTGGAGATAACCTGTCTGAGTATTCAGGGAAATTTGCAGAAGCGGGATATTCCGCAGAAGAATATTTCCAGCTCTTGCAGAACGGACTTGATAATGGAGCGTACAACCTTGACAAGGTCAATGACGCTATTAATGAGGTGACAACACGTATCGCAGACGGGACAATTGCTGATTCCATGTCGGCAATTAATGAAAAAACAGGGGAATTGGAAGAAGGATCCGGAAAGTGGAGTCAGTCAGTAGAGGATGTATTTAAACAATGGCAAGAAGGAGGGGCAACCCAAAAACAGGTTATTGACGCTATTGTGCAGGATATCCAGGGCACGGAAAATCAACAGGATAAATTAAATAAAGCAGCCCTTGCATTTGGAACGATGGCAGAAGACGGAAGTATGAAGTTTATTTCTGCTTTAACAACTGTCGGAGACTCTTATACAGACGTAGACGGAAAAGCATCTGAATTCCAGGAAAATACAACTACATCTGCACAGGAAATGGAAGCGGCTATGAGGACGCTGGCGGATGCATTGATTCCGATAGGGGAAGATATCCAAAAGATGTTAACGCCTGTTTTAGAATTTATCGCTGGTCTTGCAGAAAAAATTTCTGGACTATCTGAACCTGTGCGAAATTTTATTGAAGTAATAGGGGGAATAGCTGCAGTCGTAGCTGTGATAACTCCGATTATTGCAACAATAATGGCAATTAATGGCGCACTGGTATCACTTGTAGGAATAGGACTTGCGCCAATTGCAGGTATTGTGGCTGCAGTAGTTGCAGCAATTGCTGGGATAATATTGGTCATAAAAAACTGGGGTGCTATAACGGACTGGCTGTCTGAAAAATGGAATTTATTCAAAGACTGGTTTGCTGGTTTGTGGGATAGTATCACGGATACGGTAAAAACCGTGTGGACTAATATAAAAGACTTTTTCAAGATAATCTGGGATGCAATTTACAGCGTTATAGAAGTCCCGTTGAATTTGATAAAAGGAATCATCGAGGGTGTGATGTATGCTATCTACGCCATAATATACACTGTATGGGAAGTGATTAAGGCGGCGATAGGCGCAGTGTGGGAATGGATAAGTTCAAAAGCTGCAGCGATATTCGGCCCTTTAGTAGAGTTCTTTGGCGGTATATGGAACAATATAAAAGATGCGGTTTCAAATGTTTGGAATGGTATAAAAGATACGCTCGGAGGAATCTGGGATGGCATAAAAGATAAAGCTGTTGACGTTTTTTCTACGGTGTGGAAATTCATAAAAGATGGTTTTAATTCGCTAAAAGATACACTAGGAGGAATTGTAAAAGGCATTGCCAATGGAATTATTGAGCCGATTGGAAAAGCTGTAAATGGAGTTATTAATGGAGTCAACTGGATCCTGGACAAGGTGGGATCGGACAAACAATTTGCACTCTGGGAAGTTCCTCACTTTGCAAAAGGCACAGGTGGGATAAAGAAAGACACGATCGGTGTCGTAAATGACCAAAAAGGATCCGTGTACAAAGAAATGGTTGTACCTCCTAATGGGAAGCCATTCGTACCAGAGGGACGTGACGTAGTTCTGCCACTTAAAAAGGGGACAAAGATCATGCCAGCCAGACAAACTAAGAGTTTTTTGGAGAGCCTGCCGCACTTCGCGGGAGGAATAGGCGATTTCTTCGGCGGGATCTGGGAAGGCATAAAGGATTTTACAGGGAACGTCTGGGATTATATGACACATCCATCTAAAATACTGCAGATTGCCATAGATAAGTTTACAGACTTGGCGGGCATCGTTGAGCCGTGGCTATCTGTTGCAACCGGGGCAGTAAGCAGCGTGTTTGATGGAGTAGTTGATTTTATCAAAGGGATCTTCGATACCCAATCAACTGTAAATTACAGCCCGAGCGCAGGCGTGGAACAGTGGAGGGAGCTGGCAAAGAAGGCCCTACAAATGGAAGGACAGTATTCGGATGCGAACCTGGAACGTCTCTTATATCAGATGCAAACAGAATCCGGAGGAAACCCAAATGCAATCAACAACTGGGATATCAATGCAATCAACGGCACACCGTCAAAAGGGCTAATGCAGGTGATCGATCCAACATTCAGGGCCTATGCAAGACCTGGTTTTGATAGTAATATCTGGGATCCGCTATCTAATATGCTGGCATCCATCCGATACGCGGTATCCCGTTACGGGAGCTTGGCGTCAGCATACAGAGGCGTTGGGTACGAGGAGGGAATTGGAGACATTGATTTGTCGGCAATAATTCCAAGGATACCAGCGCTTGACGTGAAATGGTTCAAAGAAGGTGGAATACTAACCAAACCCGCATTTTTCAGCATGGGGGATAACCGTGTGGGAGGAGCAGGAGAAGCGGGGCCAGAAGCAATCGCGCCGGTTAAGAAGTTAAAAGAGTACGTTCAAGACTCGATTTTGGAGATATTCGGAGACAAGGACATAAATATTACACTTAATATATCTAACAATATGGATGGCAGGACGGTGGCAAAACAAACCGTCAAGTTCACAAAACCGCTTATCGAAGAAATGGATAAATTCCAGAGCTACTTAAAGGGGGTTAGGGTATAATGGGGCTGCTTACAGCTACTTACGGGGGCGTTGAAATTCCGGTAAAGATAACTAAACTTGACCGGAACTTAACCCCGCCGATTAACAACAACACAAAGTCGCTTGGAAACTCCAATGGAGTTTCTTTTTTGTACTCAAATTATGGCGAGAATACTATCACATTTGAATATGTTATAGACAACAGAACCGCCCGAAACCTCAGCGAATTCCGGCGAAAAACGGCTGGAATTATTTATTCAAAAGAACCACAACGACTCATATTCAGCGACGAGCCGAATTTATATTATGATGCGATTCTGTCCGGGCAGCCAAATCTTAATGAAGATTACCTGAAAAGCACCGGATCAATGTCTTTTATGGTTCCTGATGGATTGGCCCACTCTGCAGTAGAAATGCCCTTCCCCGCTGCAAAAAACAGTAGCGGAATAATGGAGGCCACGATAGTCAACAACGGCACAGAAGCCGTACCCATAGACTACACGATCACCCACAACAGCGAAAACGGGTACATTGGTATCGTAACCAAGGACGGAGTGATCCAGCTGGGGGATGCCGGCGAACAGGACGGAGTAACCCGCCAGAGGACAGAGCAGCTTATTAATTACCGTACCCCAGAGGCGTACAGTGCCATGACGGACGGGCAGGGGATACTTGGATTCGACTACAAAAAAAATGGTACATTTAAAATTGTCGGACCTTACGAGGGGCATAAGTGGCTGGCCCTGGATAATATCGGGAGCGGAGCCGGTACATGGCATGGAGCGAGTAAGATGGTCACTATCCCGGCAGACTCCGGTGGCGTTGTGGGCGCGCAGAATTTTTATGTCCAGGCCAAGGTATGGTTTGAGACGGGCACAATTGCTCAAACAGGGATGCTCATGCTGAGTATCGGTGATACGGCCGGGAACCACCTGGCAAGTATTCGGGTGGCGAAATACGAACTGGGTAAAAATCTTGCTTATGCTATGTTTGATGTCGAGGGAGTGGAAAAACAAAGGGTGAGTTTCATTCCGGATTATAAGGGATGTACGACTCACGACAAGGGGCATATATACATCAAAAAGTCAGGGCAGAAGTTCCAATTTTATTTTGGCGGCGGGGTATACACATTATACGGCAGTCCTGCATCTAAGACAAAACAGGCCAAGTACATAAGCATTTTTTCCGGTCAACATGGGACAATGAGCAAAAATGCTCTGGTGACAAGGATGTACTGGGATTATTTGTTTTTCCGCAAGGACAATGTAAATTATTGGTACGACATTCCAAACCGGTATCAATCAGGTGATGTGGTATACATTAACGGCAAGGACACCAAAGTCTATACCAACGGGGTTATCAGCCAGGAGGATGAGATCGTTGGCAGCAATTACCCTAAGGCCCCGCCCGGTGAAACTAAGGTGCAGTTCTTTTATTCGGATTTTGCTGATCCTGCGCCTACGATTACGGCAAAGATAAGGGAGGCGTATCTATAATCATGGACAACATAAGGATAGCAGTATTGAGCGCGTATGATGAGGTACGCGCTTTTTTAGACAATGAGGCTCCCGAGGCAATGCATTATTACAATGACGAGCTACACGAATACCTCAAAGGGGCTGCGAGTACATATACATTTTCTACGGACGCACAGCACCCGGAATCCGTAAGCCTTGTGGAAGGCAATAAGCTGGCGTTTAAGTGGCGGAAGAAAGATTATTACTTTAACATCGTCCGTGTCATCCGTGGCGAATATGAGGTAGAGGTAGAGGCGTACAGCCTGAATCTGGAGCTGCTTAACGAGCGTGTGGACGCGTACAAAGCGGCGAAGGTAATGAAATTCGCGGAATACCTCAATGTATTCGATTTTGAAAAAGTCCTGACCCTCAATATCAATGAGGTGGCAGACAAGACTATAACACATGAGTGGACTGGATCAGATACAGTGCTTGCCCGGATATATTCACTGGCAACCGTTTTTGACGCGGAGGCAGAATTTGTCCCGATTTTGAATAATGACTACTCATTGAAAAAGATAGTCCTGAACGTATACAAAAAGAATTCCAGTACAGACCAGGGTATGGGACGATACCGACAAGACATAATCCTGCGGTACGGGAAAGAAGTGTCTGGGATCACCAAGACCAGTGATATTACAGAGCTATATACAGCAATCCGGCCTACTGGCAAGGATGGTCTTATGGTGACCAACCTGGATAAAACGGAAAAGGATGCAAGCGGAAACATAGAGTACCAGTCACTGAAAGGTGATGGATGCATCCGGGCGGTACAGGCCAGAGACCGATTTCCGAGCAACACCGCCAGTACTGACCGTTACAGCACCGTGGACTGGAGCTATGACACGGATAATGTCAACACGCTCTACGGCCAGGCCCTTGCAGAGTTGAAAAAGAACTGCGTGCCGCAGGTACAGTATGAGGTAGAGGGATATTTTGATACGGATATTGGGGACACCGTAACCATAGTGGATGAGGTATATAACCCGCCTCTGTACCTGCAAGCAAGGGTAACGGAACAGTCCAGGAGCTTCACGGATCCCGGGCAGAACAAGACCATCTTCGATAATTTTAAGGAGCTGCAGAGCCAGATTGACTCAGCGCTTATGAAAGCCATGCAAAAACTTATCGCGGAGAATAAGGTGTATACATGCTCAATCCTTACAGATAATGGGATCGTATTCAAAAACGGAGAAGGATCCACTGCGCTTACCGCCTCCGTGATGGATGGGGGGACTGACAAAACAGACTTGATGACGATCCAGTGGTACAAGGACGGAGTGGCTGCGGGATCTGGTGCTACGCTTCTGGTTCAGGCGGGGGATATTACTGGAAAAGCCGTGTACAGGTTCGATGCAACGGATAGTACAGGTGTGATTAGAGGTACATATGAGGTGACTGTCACTAATGTTAATGATGGGATAGACGGTCAACCAGGCCCACAAGGCGAACCAGGCCCACAAGGCGAAACAGGCCCACAGGGTGAAACAGGCCCACAGGGTGAAACAGGCCCACAGGGCCCCATTGGCCCGCAGGGAAATCCTACAGGAATTACGGTATCCGCCACGGAACCGTCCAGTAAGTATACCGGGATGCTCTGGAAACATACCGGATCTGTCAGCGGACTTACGAAAGATGTCACATACCGTTGGACTGGAACAAAATGGGAAACATATCTCTTCGCCGCGACAAACATTAAGGCTGAGTCATTATCTTCGCTGAGCGCTGACCTCGGGACAGTTACGGCAGGAAATATAAAAATCCCTTGGACTGTACCAATAGGAGGAAATAGGAGATATGAAGGGAATACGATATTATCAAAAAGCCAAGGCGGACAAAATCCACTGATGTTTTTGTGGGACGTGATAGAGACGAGTACGACATCCCCTACAGATACCGTAATATCTAAAGGGAATTATGCTAGGTTTGACTATGGGGGAATGACATTATATGACGGATCAAAAGTTTACAATGTCGATAAAAATTTTGTGGATACTTTAGAACAGCTAAATCGCAATTTAAATGCGTCAAATTTTACCCTGACAAATTCAACCTATTACCCTACGACCAGTGTGTTTGTAAGTGGACGCGTGGTACAGTTACAATGCGCTGGATTGATTTTAAAGGATGTACCGGCCAATGCAGAATTTGTCATCGGCACGCTTCCGGCCGCATATCGGCCATCGTATAAAATCATAAAATATGTTTTAGGCGGCAGCACAACAAGCCGTTTATTTAGGATATCTATAGACGTGGATGGCAAGGTAACCTACACACCTACGGCAGATATCGCAACAGGTGTGGGCGTTAATATCAATGAGACGTTTGTGGCAAAGCCATCCTAATATTCCAATTTAGCAAAAAAAGGAAGATGAATATGAGGACAAGAGATAGACCGGCGCCGGTCTTATTATTAAAATGAAAAATACCAATAAGGAGAGAAAATCAATTGTATATTAATGCAGATACCATTATAACAACCGCCAGTGTGATAACAGCACTGGTGGTTATTTTTTCGGCAATCTTCGGGGTATACCGATGGTACCAGAATCAGAATAGACAGGATAAAGACATCGCCCGTCTAAAAGAGGAAATGACGCTGATCGTGTATTGTAGCAGTGCAACCTTAGACGGACTGATGCAACTGGGGGCGAATCACACTGTCCCTATTGCCAAAGACAAGTTAGACAAGTATATAAATTTGAAAGCTCATGAGCAGGAGGAATAAAACATGGAACAGATTATGAATTATGTAAAACCGGAACTGATTGTAGTAGCGATTGTACTGTACTTTATCGGCATGGGACTGAAAAGCGCCCAGGCGGTAAAGGACAAGTATATCCCGTTAATCCTTGGCGGGGCAAGCATTGTGCTCTGCGCTATATGGGTGCTCGCAACGGGAGAGTTTGTAGGCGGTAAGGATATCGCTATGGCGGTATTTACAGCTATCACGCAGGGGGTGCTTGTTGCTGGCCTGAGTACATATGTGAATCAGATCGTGAAACAGATCGGGAAGACCGAATGAGGGAGAAGATATGTATGACAGGTGGGCGCAGTTTGAAAGTGCATTAAAGTCAAAGAAAGAGAGGGACAAAAATATGTCAGAAGAAAAAGAAGTATTGACAGAAGAGGTATTTACCCCGCAGGTGGTAGAGGATTTCGGAATGGTCGGAATCGAAAAATTAATGGGTATCATGGAAGAACAGGAGGAGTAATCATGGGATATAACTATGCGATTGATCATACCCAGGTCAACTACACTCCGGGAAATTCCGGCAGACTGTATATCGTAATACATTATACAGGCAACCTGACCGACACAGCCAAAAACAATGCGAACTATTTTCGTGATGCCGACAGGGGAGCATCAGCACACTTATTTGTAGATGAGTCCGATGTTTACGAGGTTGTATCACTTAATGACACGGCTTGGGCTGTGGGCGCAGACTATGGCGGGAATCTATTTGGACTCTGTACTAACTCCAACTCTATCAGCATCGAGATGTGTTCCTCCGGCGGGAAGATTGCAGATAGGACAATTAATAACGCAGTAAGCCTGACCAAAAGCCTGATGCAACAGTATGGAATCCCTGCGGATCGCGTTGTCCGCCACTGGGATGTATGCGGTAAAAGTTGTCCTGGATGGGCTGGGTGGCTGCCGGGAAATGAGAGTATCTGGAATGATTTTAAGAACCGCCTAGCGGGCGGGGGAAGCGCAGTAACTGACAAAAAAGAAACCAGAAATGAAGGGAGAGAAACAACTATGCAATGTTTTTACACAGTAGATGGCAAGGGGCCGGTGATTTATTTTGATGGATTGAATTTTCATCCGCTTTCGCATCCGGACGAAATGACCGTATTGAACAGCATTTACAAGGCAAACAACGGCAAGGATATGCCATGCTTCAGCTGGCAGAGTAAGGCACCGTGGTATGCAAGGCTGCAGGCAGCGGTTAAGAGAATATTGAAGTAAAATTATAGCCCGGAGCCGTTGATATGATCCCTGCCTACTTGATAGGGGGCATATCATCACAATGGTTCCGGGCTTGAACTTTTTTCTAAGGAAGACTATGTAAATACACTTTATTAGTTAGCTCATTAAGATTATTAGAAATTGCATCTTTGTAAATCCTATTTGCTACAATATCTGCAGCTCTTATTAGTACTTTCTTCGAAGAATTACAAAACTGCAAGTCAACACCTGATAACGATGGAAAAAGAGGTGGAAAAAATTTATCATACTGCATATTGAATGTACCACTTTTAAATTCTTGTTCTAACCCCTCGCGTAACTCGTACCTACCGTTTGTCGCTGTAGTATGTTCATCCATAAAAACATACATTGTATCGATATTTATAGGAGATAACTTGTCTTCATCTATTAATGTATTAAGACACTTTTTTATTCCTATTTTAAAAGCATAATCAAGATATCTCTGTTTATCTTTTTTTGTATCAAAGATTCTATCCATTAATTGACGTTGATGTACCACTACACCAAATCTAATTTGTTTATTTAATGATCTGAATATCTTTCCCTTATCTTTATTCGATATTACGCATGCCTTGAGTTCTTGACTTTTCATATAATTACTATTTTGTCTTATTACTCGTTCAACATGATTGTATTCTCTTATTGCAATATCCCTGGCTTGTTTTCCTAAAAATATTACTCCTCCAAAAACAAATATCTCATTATGGTTTTTATCAAATGTTCCCGACTCATCTGCATATATGTATAAATCCATTATTTTCTCCTTAGTACAAAAAAACCGCCTTCCGGCGGCTCCATGTCCGACGACATTACATGTCGCTTAAACGTTAATTCGGTTTCATGGATATACAGCATATCTCTATCTGCAACTATATTATATACGAAAATCTAAAGAATTGTCAACATATAGATAATTTTTTATTTAGTTTTAACAAATTTAAATACGAAAAGTGTAATTTCAAATAAGATAAGCAAATTATGGATATACATTGTTTCGCTAATTGCTATATCTGCTTGGAATTCAACATAATGCCCGGGGCCATCAGGATTCCAGGCTTGACATTTAATAAATAGTATTTTATAATATAATTGTTAACACGGTAGCAGAAGGGGTTATCGTGTGTCGCAGGTACCCGATCTTGCCTGTGTTGGATTGAAATATA